ACGCTCAAGGAGCAATAATTATTAGAATTTTTACTGAAAAAGGAAAAGGGCCAGCTAGAAATCAAGTCTTAGTAAATACGGCTGTAGATGTATTAGAAACTTTAAATAATGGAACAAAAGGCACGACAGGCACTTATTTTAAGGTTGGTGTAATAGAGGGGCCAATCTTTTCTAGTACAGAGAATCCACCTATGTTTATGAGTACGATTGACACTTCGTTTGTCGCAACAGTTTTAAGTTAAGTAATAACACGCTAATCTATATGTAAATCTTTACAGCAGCCTCATGGCCGTTACTTGTTTATCTGGCACATCAGGTGCTCTCTA